TGTGCGATTTCGCCTTTTTGCGTGAGCGGCATGGAAATCTTTGCTGCGAGGCGGGCGATGAGGGCTTCCGTAAATGCAGGCGGAAACTTGGTCACATCCGTTTGCTTCCAAGTGTAATCGATTTTGATGTTCGCCGATGCGGCTGCGCCGACATAGGTGAATGTCCCGCCAACAAGGGACGAGAGGGTGAATTCAACCCCCGAACTAACCAGCATCACTTTCGATGTGTTTGCGGTGATTGAGGAGTTGGCAATGCCAATACCTGCGCCGGTAAGAGTTGCGATATTGAATGTGTTGGCGCTGGGGTTGCCGGAAACAATGTATGTATCCGTGGTGTTCAGACCCGACCCGGCAGGCAGGTTGGTGAATTTGATTTTTTCCCCGATGGCAACGCCGGTGGAGCTTCCCAAATCGCTATGAAGGTATCCGCCAACGATCTCCCATTGTCCGAAGTTTTCGGAAGAATCGATGTTTTCCGCTCGGATGACTTGCAAAAAGTCTGTCGGGAGAAGGTATTTGCGCGAATACCCCTGCGCTGGCGCGGTAGTATCCGCCGTGATGCTCAACTGCTTTTTGGCAAACGCCCACGGCACATCGGAAAGCAGTTCCTCCAGAGTCTGGTCATAGAAGGAATTGGCAAAAACCATCGGTTGCTTAATGAGAGTCTCCGAAGACCCCAACCGCATGATGGCTTGTTTGCTGACTTGTGTGCGGGTGGTGATGGTATTGGTTGCCATCGAGTCGGCGATGGATTCGATTTCGCGTTTCAAGGCAGACCGCTCGGCGAGCGTTTCAAATTCCTTGGTCGCAGCGATAGCTTGCTCGCTCAACCCCATGGCCATTGACAATTTGTAGGCCATTCGGACGACGACCATTTCCTTGAAGATCGCCGGGTAGTTGGTGTCTGTAGTGGGCAGGGCGATGTAATCGATGGCAATCGGACTAACGAGATTGGTGTGGATGAATTGCCCAACCTCCTCCCAAGTGCCGAAATTTTCTGCCGAATCGATGCCGTTGATTCGCATGATTTTCAAAGCACCGCTGGGGGTCGGGTATCGGAAATCGTAGCCGGTCACCGGGTTGACGGCATCCTTTGTCACGCCGCCCACTTGTTGGCGGGCAAACCGCCAATCAAATTCGGAAAGAACTTCCAGCACCGTGGGTTGGTAGAATTTCGCGGCAAAGACAAACGGTTGCCCTTGATTCTTGTAGGTCTCCGCATTGCCAACCCGCAGGATGGATTGCCGGATGAGTTCGGAAGCGGTTGCGGTAAGGGTTCCGCTATAGTTGGCGACTGACTCGATGTTTTCCAGCAGGGCCGGTTTCGCCATGAGGAATTGGAGTTCTTGGAACAGGGATTCGTATTTCATTTGGTTTCTATGATGCTGCACAATTTAAGTGCGAGGGTTGTGGTTAGGAGTTGAGTGAAAATGGGAGGAAACTTGGTCACATCGGTGACTTTCTCGGTGACAAGCAGTCGGACGGGCGTCCCAAGGCTTGTATGCAAATACTGACCAACGATTTCCCATTGGCCGAGGTTCTCCGAAGAGTCGATGTTATCGACGCGCCAGATTTTAAGAATCGAGGTTGGGAGGAGGTAGCGTTTGGTATAGCCCCCCGATCCGACATAAGGTCCAACGGCATCAGCAACAAGTCCCGGGGTGGCGCGGGCAAAAGCCCAATCGAAATCTCCAAGGAGTTCATCGCGGGTTTGCTCGTAAAGAGACTGCGCGAGGAGCATGGGTTCCCCGTAGGGCTTGAAAGCTTCCAGCGACCCGACCCGAAGAATGGCCTGTCGGCAGATTTCCGTGACGGTATTGGCCGCCGAGGTGGTGGTCTTGGGCGCTTGCGTGTTGATCAGAAGCGAGCGGAGTCCGGGCTTCTGCATGGTCGCGCCAAAGATTTCCGCCATCTGGCCGAACAGGTCTTTGCTGCCGGTCAGCGGCATGGCGAGGAGTCCGGCTAACTTGATCGTCAGTAGCTCAACAAACAACGCCGGGAATTTCGCCGGGTCGGTCACGGCGGCAATGTAATCAAGCGCGACCGGGGAAGAGAGGTTGGTGTGGATTTTGTCGGCGATGATTTCCCACACGCCAAAGTTTTCGTTGGAATCCACATTCCCAAAACGAAGCACCCGCAGAAAATCTGTGGGCAGAGTGTATTGAACGGAGTAGCCGGAAATCGGGGCTGTGCCGCTGGTGAGGTTCACTTGCTTGCGGCAGAATTGCCAATCGAACTCGGCTTGGAGTTCCTCGACCGTCTGCGTGTAGAACAGAGAGCAATACTGCGCCTGCGCGGTCGCGTCCGTGAGTGCGGTGATGCGGGAATCACCGAGGCGGGCGAGAGCGAGGTTGCAGATTTGGATGTCTGTCATTGAGGCGCGGTCAGATCACAGATTGAAAAAGTGGGTGGCAGACATAGCCCGGTCTGCCAGCGGGGTGCGGGAACTTAGAGGACTTCGTCGCAGGCGATCTCGACGACTTTCTTTTCCTCCATACGCACGGCGGCGAGGGACGCCACGGAACGGATTTGAAGGGAGTGCGAGAGGTCGGCCCGGACATCCATGTGGGTCTTGAGACCACGCTCGGCGAGGATCACGCCACTCTTCACATACGCGAAGCAGGAGCGGATATCGGTAGCCAGCGGCAACTGCTGGGAGCGGCGGAATTTGAAACCCATGAAGGTGTTCAAAGTGCCGTCCACAAGGGCGCGGACCGTGTTGTAGTCTGCCGAGGTCGCCTCGACCGTGCGGAGCAGGTCTTGGAGTTGCTTGGCGGACACAACCATGATGCGCTCCTCCTCTTCATCGACTTCATTGCTGTCGAAGAGGAATTTCGCGGCGCGGAGCTTGGCAATGGTGAGACCGCTGTTGGCGGCGGTGCCGGACTCGACATAGTTGGCTGCGATCTTCTGGCCTGCTGGCAGGACGGTGGCCGTTGTGCCAGTCGCGCCGGTGAAGGCAGTGCCGCCGAGAGCGTCGATGATGATCTTGTCGCAGGTGCGGGCATAAGCTGCGCCGTGCGATTGGATGATCGGGCTGGTCGGTAGAACAACTTCGCCGAGGAACTGCTCGTCGAACTCGTCAACGAGTTTGGCGCAGTCGTAGTTGAGTGGGCGAATCCAACGCTTGGCCATCGCTTGATCAGAGATGCGGGTGTCGCGTGAGCGATCCGTGATCTGCGTCATCGAGGTTGCGTCGAGTTGATTGTAGGATTTCTCCTTACCTTCGATGGAATCGAGGGTCACATATTCTTTCAGCTTGGAATTTTTCTGCTGAACGAGGTGCTTCCAGTTGCTATCGAACTGGGTGGTGAAGTGGTTGGGGATGTTCGTCAGAACACCATTGAGGTCTGCCATTTTTTTCTCCTTGTGTTGAGTTGGTTGGTATCAGTCGAAACTGATGGTTCATTTGCTCCCTTCGCTTTTCCGAGTGTCCCAATTGGGGTCAGCGGCGGCGGGTATTAGGGAGCAGGCTCAACGAGGAGGTGTCTGCTCTGACGAAGGAGTGTGTAGCACACTCCGAGGTATTAGTCAAAAATTAGCGGGGCCGAGAGTCGAACTCGGAATTCCAGATTATGAAACTGGTGTGATACCTTTTCACTACCCCGCAGTTTTTCATCCCTGCTTGAGCAGGGAGGTGACGAGCGCAGCGGCTTCGCGGTCGCCATCCATGTAGCGTTTGTGCCAAGTGTTGTCGGGGTTCGACATGATGTCCTTGGCGCGGGCCGCGCCGGTCATAAACTCGGTGCCGCCCATCGAGCGACCGACCTTGTCCTCACTCATCATTTGCGCCATGCGAACGAATCCACGCACGACCTCGGGATCGGAAAATCCATGCGAGTTTGCATCCACGCCAGCGATCTTCGCGGCCTGCTTCGCAAGTCCAATGTTCTTCCCGAAATCATTTCCCCACTCCTTTTGGAGCGTCTGCACGGCCTCGGTGCGTTGCTTCTCGTAGGTGGCTTGGATCGCCTCCAGCTTGAACATCTCGGTCTTCGCGTGCTGCGTGACGAGTTCCTTCATCGCCGAGGGCGGGATGCCGTGCTTGTGAGCGATTTCGGCATAGGGCTTCGCCATGTCGTCACTCCATGTCATGCCTTCGGGGAGTGCCTCGGGAGCGAACTTGTATTCCTCCAACGACTCGGGAACGCCCATGGCGCGGCGGAAAGCGGAGACTTCCTCGGGCGAGGATTTCTCGTTGGGAACTCCGAGTTTTTTCCCGATCAGCGCATTC